CGCCAGTGATCGCAAACGGCGTCGTTGCTGATATTCCCGATAACGAGATCGCAACGGCCAGTCCGGTCGCTCAATCCTTCGGTATACGACGTGCACGTTCCGCAGTGACGAGTAGAGCTAATCGACGGACGATAGTTGGCTTCCCGCTTGGTAAGCATCTTCTCATCGGGAGCGTCTCCGTCGTCAACGTACGGCGATACGGAGAGCACCGTGCCGTTAGGCAGCTCGGTTGTCATCCGATATCCCCCTCTTCTGTCGCATTTGCTGCATTACGTAGTCGCCAGCGAACCGTGCGGCGTCACGTGGCGTAGGCGACAACGAATACTCCGACCAAAGCTCGGCCATCATCTCCGCCGGATTACGTGATCCGTACTTCGAGACGGCGTTAATGATCCGCGTTCGGTTAAAGCTGACCCAATCCTTTATCGACTCCTCGTCGCGTACGGCATTCGGCGGACCTGGAGCACCGATCGCCTTTGCGAAACCGCGCCAGAATTCGTGCGTGTCGGGATAGTTCTGGCCGAACACCTCATGCATGATAGCATGACCGGCCTCGTGCGACACAATCAGTTCCGCCGGCTTAGTGTCCTCGGGAACCCGAACCCACCAGTTGGGATCGAACGGATTCTTACCTTTGTGTAGTACGCTACTCGCCTGTCCGCGTGACGTTGCGTAAAAGATGCGAGGCGAAAGCTTGATCAGTCCTTGTCCGGGATAGTTCGCTCCGAGCGCCGTCTCACTGCCATAGGACGGTTTCGGCTGAATCCCCCACCCGATATGATGTAGTAGTTTACGCGCTTCCGGCGGTTGACGCTTCCACGCACTCGTCATTTCCTTGTACGTGTCGACCATCTTATTCGGGTCCTGCGGAACGGTACTACGAATCGTTAGCCGATACGGAGCATCTACGCCGGGCATCCCTCGAACCGACGTTACGGCATCGAGACCGTTCAATGGCGGCTGCATCACGAACAGTGCATCTTCGGCGTTGAACTGTCGCATATCACTCGGAATGCCCTTTGTCTTCTTCATCCTCGGCGTATGCGTTACTACCGGCCTCGGCGGAGCTACAACGGGTTTCGGTTCCGCTGGCTTCTTTCCGACCTGTTCGCTTATCGAACCTCGGGTAGCACCACGTCCAGCTTTCCGGGATGCAACGACAGCGGCACGAATCTTCTTCACCCGCGGATCTTCACGAGCGTACTTCTGCTGCATGTCGCCACGCAGCTTTAGCAACTCGGAGTGCGAGTGCCGTTCAATTATCGCTCCGATTGGGAGGTGGAACCACTCCTCGCCAGCGGCAGTACGTACGTGTTCTACGAGCTCAACAAGGGGCACTGAGGGCCTCCTCGTGAGCTGCTACGGCGTCCTCCGCCGTCAACGGATCGTCCGGATGGTGCTTCCGGCATAGGTGGTGACCCGCTGCGCTAGTATGCCGACCCATCCGCCAGCAGCGATGAACCTCGCAATTGTACTTGCGCAAATTCGACACGGCGATACCAAGTAGGCTCAGCCCGAAAATACCGGAAAGCCAATCGTAGGGCTCGAGACGACCGTACGCACCAGCTCCGTAATCGCCGCCCGTCCAGTGGACGAAGAAGTGCCATACGCTCATGTCATCATCGCCCCTCTCCGCCACGGGCGTCCGGGATAGCAACGGCAATTCGTGTGCGTTAGACCGGGCCAGCCAATCGCTGGCGGAAACATTGCCGAGAAATTCTTACCGTGTGCCCACAGGCACTCTTTCGTGGTCTTCTTGTCGTGTACGGCGTACCAGCCGAGCGTATTTCCGTAACGCCACTGCAACGCATCGATCTTTCCGGCGGCAAGCATCCGCTGGTGCATCGCTTGAATATGCTGCGCAAAGTAGCGATTCTCCGTTTGGAATACCTGCGGTACGGACGTACCTGCGAGCAGCTCGTTCCGAACCCGCTTCAACGCAGCTTGTACGTATCCGGCACGGCGTAGTACGTTCAACTGGACGACGTAACGCTGAGCGTATCCGAGACCTTCTACGGGCGGCAACGGATTCTTCTCCGCTACGTCGAGTACGAGATGCAATGCTCGTTGCGATATCGCACTCTTTGCTTTCACTAGTGGTGCTAGCTCCGCGTATGCTAGCGAAGGTGAAATAGCCGTAGCCAATACGGACGCGACAGCTATCGTTGAGCTCGCTGCCGCTATCTGTGCCGTCGGAAATTGCGACGGCGGTGGCGGTGGCTGCTGGCTAGCTTGAGGCGACGCTGTTTGCGCCATAACCGCCTCCACTCAACGCATCTTTCGCTCCACCGCGCGTTTGCTGCTGGACGATCTTCTGCGCAGCGTTTGTCGCACCCGCAATCTTTGCGGCACCCTGGCCCATCGGTGACGCACCGGCTGCGCTCGCCGCAGCGGCTTGCTTCTGCAGCTGCTCAATTCCGTCCTTCAATGCCTTTTCGACACGCTCCATCGGCAAGTCGAAGATGGTTGCCGCTTTCTCGGCTAGCAAGTACGTGTACTCGTCCGGAATCGTATGCGGCGATGGTGCCGCAGCGAACGCCGTAAGCGTCGAGATGATCTGCGCGGTCGAGCTCTTGTCCAGCGGGGCACCCTTTAGCCGAGGAACCTTCGCTTCGGACCCGAAGTTGTACACGCAAAGCGGAACGAGAATCGACGCCGTAAACGAATCTTCGATCTCCTTCACGGCGTTCTGGCGTGCCTGGAGGAAGAACTGCGAAGCTGATTCGGACAGTGCGTACGACCCTCTGCCCAGCGACGCTGCCGTGCCCAACGAAAGGAACGACGCCATTGCGCTATCCGTTTGGTACGATCCGAGATAATCGATCGCACTAGCGAACTGCGCCGCACCGGCCCCGCTGGACTCGATAACATCGAATAGCCGGGCTCCGGCCGGCGGACGGATGAAGCCCGCGGTTGAGCTGGCCTTCATCTGCGAAATCGTTTCGGCATCCGCCTCGGCCTGGTCCGGATCGGCGCCGTAAACGGCAAGCTTAGGCAGCGATTGCGTCTCTAGGAACTGCAGCCAGAGGAACAGTACCTTCTGCTTCTGCTTGTACGCCCAGTACGCAATCTCCATGTCGGAGGTGCCGAGCAACGGGTTACGAGCGGTCCCGTGGATATGTACGTACGAGCGCACTTTCGGGATATCGAGATACCCCGTGAAGTTCTTCCCGTACGCTTTCTCCAGTCCCTTCTTTTTTCCCGCACTAGGACTAGTGAAGTACCACCACGCCCGCTGGCGGAATCCGTCGAATTCGGCGGTGTGCTCGTCACGGCGAATCGCACACGTCTCCGGAGGACGCCATTGTACCTGACGTAGCCACGTAGTCTCGCCGTCGAATTCCCATTCTTTCTCGAAGAATTCCTTACGGTATACCGCAGCTTCGGCAATTTGCCGGATTAGCGTCGTAAAGCCAGGCTTGAATCCGCCGGCCTCGGGTGGCGACATTATCTGCTGGTGGCACATCTCCAGCTCGCCGGAATCGCCCTGGGCCTTCTCTAGCACATATTCGTTACTCGAAATCGGAAGGGTCAGCGCCTGCTCGACCATCGCAGCTTTCCCGTCGCGGGTCAGCATCAGGTCCATGTCGCGCGACCGCCATTCACCGACTTCGAATACGTCGCCGTCGCTGAAGTACGCGAACAAGCGAGTATACGCGTCGAAAGCGGTACCAATCGCAGGCCCGGTGAGCTCCTTCTTCTCCTTCTTCGAGAGCGAAGGAAACTCAACGAGCTGACCGCTCTTACCGTTCTTCACGACAGGCATTTACAAGTCCCACTCGCTACTAGGTGCGGAGTATTGGAATACCTTACCGCCTCGTCGACCCTCCGGGCGCAATTCCGCTGGTGTACCTAGCTCGGCCAATCGCCTACGCGCACCGTCCGGGAACGCATCCAGCGACCCGCCGCGATGAATCTGCGGCTTACGCACGTCAGCGGCTTCCTCCAGCCATTCCTCGAGGTCACTTTCGAGCTGGCTGTACTCGTTTATCCGCTTTTGCGACATGATCGCTGACGTCGGCCAGAAGGTCATTACGACAGCGTCACCGCAGTCCGGCGAACGACGTAGCCGCTTTACGACACTATCCTTCGGCTCGACCTCGATTACCGCACCCGTACGTACCTTCCACTTCGGAATCGTAAGGTCCGTCAGTAGGTCGTCATCGACGGGGAACGCGATTTCGCATTTTCCGTTATGCGGATCTAGCAATTCCCGGAGGTGCCAATAGGCTGCACTGCGCCGGTTGGCAAAGGTAAACTCTCCGGTCGCGTCTCGCATTCCCTCCGCGCTCGCCGCACCGTTAAACGCGATAACCGGGTGCCTTCGCGCACGAATGTAGTTAACTACGCCAACTCCCACGCCAACGGCATCGACACAGGCGGTGGAGTTTGGCTCGGTTTGCATGCGTCCGACGAGTCGTGCACCAGTTGACTCGGTGTCTTGGTGCGACGTACGAGCAAGCCATTCGACAACGTGACCACGGCGAAGGGTCATTACCGTTTCGTCTTTACCGGAATCGGCTACATCGCAGCCGAAGATGGTACGCCCGGGTACTCGTGGAGACCCGGCTGCCTGCCACTCTTCCCAACGGCGATTAGCTGCCTCAATCCAGCTGAGTGGGATAAGCCCCTCGGCACCCTCTTCCGGAGCTTGTCCACGCACTTTACTCATCCAGAGAGACGGCTCACGCCATCTGGGCGTACCATCTTCGTCTATAAACCGCGTGACGCCCCACCGTTGCATTCGCTCGTAAACCCACAACGGGTTGAGCAGCACTTCCGCCCATTCCGCACGAATCTGCGGCGGAACGTTGCGAACGGAGGAATCACTCGGCGGAATACCGTGATCAATCATGTACTGTCGCAATTCGGGGAACTGCGATACTGCTGCTTTGGTGAAGTTTGGCGTACGCAATCCGTCGACACGAACCACGTTCCACCCGCTGCCGGGACGAATAACTTTCGCGAAGTGCGAATCCGCGCTATCCGGGTTCCCGATTGCGAGAATGCTTGCTTTACCACTGGAAGCCAACGTGTCCGCGGCAATCCACAACGCTTCCGGAATACCGTCAGCTTCCTCGAGCACGATCAAGATGAAGCGTTCGTGAATACCCTGGAACGATGCGATTTCGGTCGGGCGCCGACCATACGCAACCAATTCCGTACCGATGTGCCACTGCGGATAGCCCGCTCGGGTCAACCGGCCACGTAGGCCAGCGACCGCGTGAACTCGCTGGAGCTCGCGCCACAACACCGATTCGACCTGCGCGCTTGTCGGGGCGGTGGAAACGACAAACGCTTGACCGATCGGATGCGAATCGATAAAGTGGCCGACCTTCATTGCGGAATAGCGTGACTTGCCGGCAGCGTGGCAACTCGGAACCGCCGTATAGCGATGCCGGACCAGCGACTCGTTGATCAGAATCTGCTGCGGCGTAAGCCAGTTGCCCAACCGGTCCTGCGTCCACTGCTCAAACGAGTCCGACGTTCGCGGCGAGAACATCGCAGCAGCGAGTGCGAGCGGGTCCTTATTGGACCGCGACTCATCGATACGTAGGCGGGAGCCCGCAATGCGGACGGACGGGGGCACGACAGACTAGTACCCACTAACAAAGCAGATTAAACCGGTTCGGGCAAATTAGCCGTCAACCGTAAATCTACCTCCGCTGGCGATTGCTCGCGGGTCTTCGACCCCTTGGGCCGCACTAAGATGACGGAACACGATGGAGCGAACTGCGTCGTCCTCTGGGTCGAGACCAAGATCGTATAGCATGTTCTTGATCGCTTCTCCGACTCGTTCGGCGAGCCGCTCGGCAAGTCGAACTCGACGCTCCTCAATCCCCGCCGCCAACGCGGTTCGACAGATGGCCGCAAGGTGCTGCCTCTCTTTCATGTACAGCTCAACCCACAGCGCTCCGGCGGCCGACCACTCGCTGGTGTCGAGTTCGGACGGCGCAATGAAGCCACTTTGTCGCGCGTGCAGCCAGAGCGAATGAACGAATTGATCCGGATCGCTTTTCTGGATCTGCAGCCGAAGCCACGCGATGTGACCCGCCGTGTTGCGAATCTCATCGAGCAATACCTCCGCCGGATCAACGACATCGGACTGTTCGCCGTAGATAATGCCGACGCCGTGCGGGTGATGGATTGGCGCACCCGTCAGATCGATCTCGCCGGCCTCCGCTGACTTGACCAAGCGATCCAGCGCGCGGTCGTTGCGTCTTCGTCTCGTGTTCGCCCGTACCGTTTTTCGTTCGTCGGCATCCTCGCCGTAGATCTCTTGCTTGCGACGCGTAGTGGTAGCCATGACTCCGATATTCCCCGGGTTGACAGTTGCTAAACCTTCTGCTATACTGAATAGGTTAGTGGTCACGAGAGAGGAGAATTCACTTGACCACACGTAAGCTCGCCGCAGGTGCGCTAGCTTTCTTCAGCTCACTCGCATTAGTTCTCGGTATCTTCGCCCCGGCGAATGCCGCGACCAAGCCCACCGTTGTCTACGCGCTGAACAACAGCAGCGGCTGGCACCACCCGCAGACAAAGCCGAGCACCGGCAGCGTCATGCAGGGAACGCTCAAGATGACCCGAATGTCGGGGTGGTCCTGGGGCGGTAATAAGGCTGTCACCAAGCGGGCCGTGATTCACGAGGGCAGCTATTCCACCTCCGGCAAGGTGACGCTGTTCAACCGGAAGTCGCACAACGGTCGCAGCTACTTCGCCAAGATGAACGTGCACGAGAACAACTGCCACAACGGCCGCTGTGCTCCGACCACGTATTGTCTGCAGTTCACGGCGGAGAACGGTAGTACCGTTCGACAGTGGAACGAGATTCCGGGTGGCTGTCCGGCAACTGCCACTAGGCCGGCGGCACTGTCGACCGCACGGAGGACGCCGGCATTCACTGCGGCCGGCCATTCCGGTTGTCACTGGTCCGCTCGCGGAAAGCACGAGTTCATCACGTACGCATACCTGCGGATGACGAAGGACACGTGCCCGCGGTGGAAAGTGCGGATCCGAATCGCGGGTAAGTGTTCCGTCGCTGGCTGGCGGACCGGTAACTGGATCGACAAGAAGAATCAGCTCACGTCGATTTCGTGTCCGTTCGGACAGGGCTACTTCACGATTGGCTACGATTACCAGTGGTACTGGCCTAAGGACCCGGTGGCCCGACATCACCACAAGCGCGGCAAGGTCCACTTTGTCACGCTGCAGTAGATGATCAACTTCGGCAGGAGTACCGGCCTCAAGTTGATCACTGGATGACCCGCGCCCTGAGCTGGGGCTTCCCGCAACCGCGCCCGGAGGGGTGCTGTGAGCGGGGTGACCGTAAAGCACCAGCTCAGGGCGCGTCCCTGCCCCCGGGTGTGCCGGTCGCTTATGTCGCAGTCTCGTGGCGTTGACAGGAGCTGTCGGATCTGCTACACTTGAGCTGGAGGTGGTTAGATGACCCAGGAGGAACTGGCTGAGCGGATTCAGCGGTACATCACCGTTGACACGTCCGGCCTTGATCTCGACATGCTCGAGATCCGAGGGGAGGACGGAAAGCCAAAGCGGATGCTGATGCAGCGTCCGCTTTACGACATGGTTGATTACGGCACCGTGACCCTGCCGGATGGAACGACCGGGTTTAGCCGCGACGACCTACAGTTGGCATTCCAGAATGCGCACATCGCGGCATACGGAGTGTGCGTACTCGAGGCGGAATTCGCCAACGCAGGGTTCCCGGAACTTGCCAAGATAGCGCGATCGGCACGGGGTGCGAAGTGAATCGTCAACAGGAACTGGCGGCGCGTCGAGAGCTCAAGCGCGAGCTTTCCTCGATGACCGAGGACGAACTGCTGGAGGCCCAGGAAAAAGCCAAGCAGGAGATGGACGCTGCCGAAGAGGGTAGCGGAATAGAGTCCGCGAAGCACTGGGCCGCACACCGGTGGATCAACATAATGTGCTGGCGCAGCTTCGGTAAGTTGAACGTCCCCTGCCGACACCGCTGATCTCGTGGGCCGCTGCGTTGACAGGACGTGGCGGTCCATGCTATACTGTAGCTGGAGGTGGTGCGCATGTTCGACCAGTTGACCCGCACCAAGCGCGGTCGTAGGCAGCTCAGTAACCTGATGGACAAGCTGAGCGAAGCAACGCATCGGACGAAGCGGAAGTTCGATAGCGCGACCGAGGACGGTGACTTTCCTCGTCGCTGGGCTTACTACGATCTGCACAGCGATCTGAGTGAGCTCCACACCGACGTGTTCGAGGCCTTGTATCCGCAGTATGCGAAGGGAGCTGACCTACTTGCCAGCTAAGCTGAAGTCCGTTCAGAAGGCGCAGAAGGACCAGGGCGCCTGCGCAAAGTGTGGGGAAAACCTCCCCGCTGGAAAGCCGTACCGGTATTACCGGCCCGGTTTCCGATCGCGGCAGAAGGTTCGCGTTTGCATGAAGCCAGCGTGTACCCCGACCGCCAGCGACCTCGATTCCTCGAAGATGTCCGAGGCGTACGCAGCTCAGGAAGAAGCGCTGACCGCTATCGATGCGGCAACCGATTTCTCCGGCGTCCAAGACGCGGTTGACGAATGCGTTTCCCGGGTCAACGACCTGATCGCGGAGTACGAGGACACCGCGAACGAGTACCCGATGACGGCCGAAGCTCTCGGCGAAAAGGTCGACGTCCTCTCCGATTGGGTTTCGGCGATGGAAGGGTATTCGCCGAACGAGGTCGATGAAGTGGACGACACCGTCACGGACGAGCGTACCGAAGAGGACGTTGAGTCCGACCAGGACGAGTACGACGAAGCGCTGAACGACGCAAAGGAGGAAGCGCGTGACCTCGTCAACGAATTCTCCGGCTGACGTGGAGCGTTGCGAATGCGGTGCACTTCGCGACGAGAACCACGACAACTTGATGCCGGGCTGCATCCGCTCGATAAGGGCCGCTGTCCTTCGGCGAGCTCACGCAAAGGTGGCGCAGGCCGAGCAGGCATTGCTCGAGGCGAAAGCCGAAGAGCAGTCCGCACTCGCTATCGTCGAGGGCTGGAAGCCAGCGACCCGACCGGACGCCATCGATTGGAGCCCCGAGCCGGCAACGACCTCGTGGAATAGCGAGACCGGGTACAACACCGATCGTTATCCACACGAGGCCGCCGAACAGCAGGAGCACGACGAGAACGGCCCAAGGTACGGAAAGGACTGATTGCCGATGCTTGACACCGTAGTTACCGCCGAGGCCAGCGACGACCCGAATTTCGTTCGTGTCTCGCGGGATTGTCCCGACTGCAAGGTCACGCAGCACTTTACCGTTCCGAAGTCCGGGTTCGATGCGTGGGACTACGGAAGGGGATCGCTCGTGCAGTTCGCGTTCCCGGACTTGGACGCTCCACTCCGGGAGATGCTGGTCTCCGGCGTTTGCCCGTCATGCTGGGACAAGATCTTCGGCAAGGAGGAGTAGTGCGAGGTAGCGGACGGTCACTAAAGCGGGAGTGGAAGCACCCGCCTCGTCCGCAGCAGTGGTATCGACGCGCGCGCTGGTATGACAACGGCGCGCGCTCGTTCCGGCTGGAGCTGATGGACGAATTTCGCCAGCGGAATGTCTTCCTCTTCACCCGGGAGGACGCGCTCCGGGTGTGGACCGAATTCACCCTTCTCGGCGAAAGCGAACCGCGACTCGATCCGCAGAAGGATCGGTCGATTGTCGAACGCATTTACGAGCAGTTCGTACCGAAGGAAGGTGATGCAAGTGGCGATAGTAGTGATCATCAAGGTGAGGGAGGATAACTTCGAGGAGACACTCGAAGTTATCGGTCGTACCGGCTGGACCGAGGCACAAGCGAACGAGTGGGTCGACGAGATCAAGGACGAGTTCCCGAACTCCGAATTCGTCATCGCGAAGACAGCTCCGCCATTCAAGCCAAGTCCGCCGAGGCACGTTCTCGACGCGCTACAGAAGGCCGATGACGAGCTGCTGGCCTAACCAGCTTGACCTGGGCTGGCGGGCTCGGATATACTGTAGCTGAAGGATGGAGCGGCAGGGTAAGTTTGCAAGTCAGCGGATCGCTCCCGTGGCAAGGAGCGGATAGTGCGGCTGCCCGAAAGGCAGTGGTTCCGTACCCCCTGTCGTTCCGTCCTGCAGCTAGCAGTTTACTTGGAGGTGGCAAGCTAGTTGGCTAAGAAGAAGTACCGCGTGGTTGTCCAGCGACAAGTAGGTCCGAACACGTGGGAAAAGGTATTTGCCGTCAGCGGACCGGCGGACAACGCAACCGATGCGTTGGTTAAGGCAACGACCCGGCGCACTGCGCAGGTCAGCGGAGACACCGAGGCATCGAATTACCGGTCGCCGAATGGTAGTCCGTATTACCCGAACGTGACGGTCAAGCTCACGAACACCGGTTCCTCGCCATTCAACGCGGTGAACAAAGTGCGCACAGCGTTGCGTCAGGCCGGCGTTCCGGCGGCCGAGATCGGTCGTTT